GCTTCACGATGTGCTTCAGACCGCCGCCCGTTACTTCTGTGACGCCGTACGCGTTTGCACCGCCAATCAGCGTATGATATACGTCACGGGCATTAGCCGTCGATCCGTTTTTCGCCTTGTTCTTCTCGATCTTGGCTTCAGTGGACTCGACGAACCGGACGCCCGCGATCTCGCCCAGCTCGTTCTCATAAAGATTGCTGGTGTCCTTGTACTGATGCGGATACTTCCATTCCGGATCAGACATGAGATCGTACTCGATATCGGGATGGATGATGCCCCAGTAATAGCCGTTCACCTTTTCAGTGTTTTGCTTTTTAAGAGCACGTACCACCTGCCGGACGAGATCAACGGTGATGTAGTCATTTCCGCTCTGCGCTCCGCCCACAAGATCCGAAACCTGAGTCTTCCCGTTCGGGAAGAAATCCATAGTGGCATTTCCAACCAGAACGTTTCTCGTGATCGTATCAAGCGTACGCCCCGCCTGGGAAGCGATCAGCTTCGTCGCTTCGACAAGGTTATTGTCGATCGCGGTAAGAAGCAGGACGTCCGTCAGTGTAACATATCCGCCATACTGGCCGACCGTCGCAGTAATGGTCGTCACGTTTAACTTCTGTCCGTCAGGCGTCACGCCTTCGTTGATGGGCGTCGTCAGTTTCGGCAGCGAATCATATTTTCGAAACTCGATCGTCTTACCGCCATTCGCCGGGATCGGTTTCTTCTGCCCAAACTGGTCATGCACCAGAAGCGGCTCTGCGAGATCGATCAGGTAATCGCTGTAATACGTCTTCATTTCCGGAGACAGATCATTGCCTGTCCCCGCCGTCGTGTCAGTGGTCTTGTTCGGATTCAAATTTGCATCGAACAGGTTCAGGATCATGCTAAGCATGACAAAATCTTTGATTTTCTTCATGTTGTCCTCTCTTTCTTTCCGGAGAGGGCTTATTTTAGAACTTAATAAGTTCGCCTCTCTCCGCTCGTCTTGCGATCTCTGCACGGTCCGCTTTCGTCAGTTTCGTGACGTCATTCTTGACCGTAAAAGGAGATCTTCCTGTCGCACCATTCTCGACCGGACGATTGCCACGAGCTCGTATGTTGTCCGATACCTTCTTTTCCGTCAGTGCCTGAGTGCTCCGCATTGCGTCCGTCATAATCTCATCCATATGGATGACCTTGAATGCCGTCGCAACGTCACAGCCGGATTTCAGCATTGATAGGAAACGAGGATCCGCCACTTCGGTCTGAAGATCGAATGAAGGAAACGTCTTTTTGAGCTCTTCGCCTTCATCGAACCATTTTCGCATCTGGGCATTGACCTCGGCTTCGACCTTCCGTGCCTCGTCTTCTTTCTTCCTGGCTTCCTCTGCTCTCTCAAGTTTGCGGAATTTCTTGTACTGATCGACCGTTAAACCCGCTTCGTCCGCTTCTTCCTGCCAAAGATCCGAATCATCAGAGATCGCGGCAAGAAGTGACTTCGCGTCCTTCGTTTTGTACCGGTCCTGCAGCACGTCCATTACTTCCTGCATTTCCTTGTTGGCTTCTTCCAGTCTCTTGGTTTCTCCGAATCGCTTGTTGATGATTTCCTGCGTCGCTTTGGTGTACTGGCCTTTGTACTTGCCCTTGATCAACTCTCGGAATTCCTTCTCAAGTGATTCTTCATCGGACGCGGCGTCCGTCCCCTTCTGTGCCGCTTCGCCGTCAGGTTCCGCAGTTTCCTGCTTTCCATATACGACATCAGCGAACTCGCCCTTCGCCTTCCGGGTGGATGAAGGCATTGCATTACTTTCGCCCTGTGCCGTCCCTTCACCTGCGGATGAGCCGTCGCCCTCTCCGAATAAGTGAAACAGGATCGGCTTAAAATGGATTTCTCGCATCCCTGCTCCTTTCTATCGCGGAATAAGCTTCCGTGTGGCTTTTCTATGTCTTCAGGATTTCCCTGTAAGCACCTTCAGATAACTCTTATGATCGTGCTGTAATGCCATCAATGCCCATAAAGTGAAATTGAAGGCCGTCCGGCAGTTCTTGCTATTCCAGAATTCGATCCAGAAGTGTCCCGGTTCTTTCTCCACTTCATACTTCACGAGATCTTCATTCGCGCACCAGAGTTCCAGACTGCAGCAAAGCGTCGAGATCGCCGTGCAGATGGCAGGATCTTCGCCTTCCGCATGCCCCTCGCATTTAATCATAAAACGCCCTTTTTCGGCTTTTGCCGTTACCGTGGTCATATTCACCTCTTCAGCGGATTCATCGAATCTGCAATGTCCATATTCGCGCTTGAGCGCTTCGCTAACCGGTCACCGTAGGATGTCATCGGCTTTCTTGCTTCCATCACTCCGCTTGCGACCTTGTTTCTGCCCGCTCCGGCAATCTCTTCCTCGCTCTTCGGCGGCTCAGCCGCTGCCTGTCTCGGAGAAGCATTCCCTTCCGCTGCCGGTGCCTGTGGCATACCGCCCCTCAGCATTGCCTGTAGCTCTGCGATCTGCTGTCCCTGTTGCTGAACAATGTTCATCAGCGTCGCGCCCTGATTCACCTGCTCTCTGACCTTGTCGATTCCTTCGAAATCCATCATTTCCAATGCGCCTAATGCTTCCTGCGCCCTGTCCGGACTGAAGAATCCCAAACTGTAGAGCTCTTTTGCTCTTTCGTTCTCTTCCATCCTGGAGAAAGGATTCCGTTTCTGCGCCTTGATCTTTAGATCAAAGATCGGCACACGGTAAAGGACCTCTCCCGCCACGTTGACTCCCGTCTTTTGTTCTTTGATTGAAAGATTGCTCATTTCAACGAATTCATATTCGCCAGGTTCCTGTCCCGTAATTCGGAAGGACCGCTTTTCGTCGTAAAATTGACGGATGAGCTCGATGACAAGTCTTGAAATCTCCGTGTAGCATCTATACGATGCTTGGATCATGTCTCGGCTTACCTTGTTTCCGGCTTCCTGTAATGCCGCAATTGCCGCTGCCGCCGAAACGCCAGATGCCGCGCCGCCGTTCGACACGTCACGGTTTGCGCTCGTCTCCTTCATTTCCTCGATCTTCATCTGCAGGACCTGCTGATAGATCGGAGACAGCGGCTCCACATTGATCTCGCGGATCCGCGTATCGTTCAGTTCGCCTTCCACTCTGACGAGCTGTCGGTTCCAGTCCATGAATTCGTCGTCTTTGATGTTTGTCGAGGATGAAATGAAGAACCGCTTCTTCGTCCCCATCATCGACGTTTGCAGGATGTTGCCCGACAGTTTGTCGATGTACATCTGAGGATCCTTTGAAATTGCAACATATCCGAATCCTGCCGGTGTACCTTTCTCTGGGAACATTACATCAAATACAACCGGATACTCGCCGTGATCGTAAAAACCGCGTTCTCGAAGCGCAGGATCGTTTTCAGACGCATACAGGACCGCCTTGCCCGAATACTTGACGTAATGCAGTGTGGTTTTTCCTGTATTTGATTTGACCTTGTAATACCAGTCCACCACAGTACATTTGTTGGATGTGTCTATGCTTTCGTCATACAGATAAGATGACTTCGACAATCCCATGTCCCCTGCAAAATCGTCCTTGTGTTCCGGATACTGTCTCTCAAGTGCTTCACGGTCCACAAGATCCACAACAAACAGGTTTGCGCTCTTGTTGATGTCCTGTACTCCAGGTTCCCAATAGATCGACATCAGATCGACCATCGCAATCTCAATGTCTCCGACGCCGTTTTCTTTTTCTGGATTCCAGGTGACCATATATGCCGCAGTCCCGTGCTTTAGCTTCTCCCACCAGTTATCCGAATATGTCTTCTCGAAATCATTGTATTCCATGATGACCGGCAGAATACCTGAAAGCCGTTTTGCGCTCTCTTCGTCCGACCGCTCACGTGGAAGCACCACAGGAACCGGATAATTGTCCATCGCGTCAGCATGCTTGTTGATGATCGAGTTGAAAAGCCATGCGCTCGTCGGCTCCGGAGTAAGATCTTTTTTGTCCTTCGTCTTCCGAATCGCTTCCCAATGCCGTAATTCCCACCAAAGCTCGTCTTCCTTCAGTCTCGTTTCAAGAGATCCTTTCCCGCTCCTGTATTTCTCCAGGATAGCTGCTGCCTCTGCGATCTCTTTTTCTCCGATGACCTGCTGTGCTTCGATGATCTCCTCAGCCGCTGCCGGATTCTCTTCCGCTATTTGGTTTTCTTCCGGAAGCTCTCCGTAAAATGTCCTCGGCATCTTATACCTCCGTCACCGTATCGGTAAACTCGATTGATCCGTCTTCAAGTATTTCAATACTGACAAATGTTTCAAAATTCTCTTCCAGGACTTGGTATTCCCCATTATTGTAGATGATTCCATAGCATTTTAATGTTTCCCCAGTTTCCCCATCCATGTACATGTCATATGGGTACATATAAGAATCGATCTCAGTATCTTCCAAGTACCCTCTCAACGAAACCAATGTCCCGCTGTCCAGAAGTGCAGTTAAGGACGAATACCCCGTGATTGGTGTACTATTTGATGACGATAAGATGGTAAGCATTAAATGGCACCCGTGCATTGCTTCTGTTCCATCCATGCGTATCCTGTGCCGGTAGATCGTTCCGCCTCCGCCACCGCTGCTTTCTCTGGAGCCGTCAGCCTTATAAATCCGGATACCGCTCATCGCCGCTGCCGCTTCGTCTGATAATTCATAGACGATTTCGCTTTCATCGATGTCGCCCGCGATCAGGATCGACAGTGCGGGAAGCAAAGGCTTCTCTGTAAAGGTTTCCGTCACCATTCCGATGGCGTCCCCATCGTTTGAGATCTCGCCGTCCGCATTGACCGGCGTACCCTGTAACAGCGGGAAAGTAATGCTGTCCCATTTCATCGGCTGTGTCTTGTATTTTGCGTTTAATGCATTCATGTCGTTCTCCTCTCAGTATTTCCTGTACCATGCGTATGGATCATATGTCGTATCGTCCGTTGATAACGGATCATAAATCTTCATTTCCTTCTCTGTTGCCTTCGGCGGCGCAATCGGGTTCTTCATACAGACGTATCGAAGCTCGTCGTAAATGTGGTCTTCCTGGTTCGTGTCCACATCCTCGACGTCAGTTTCGTCATATACCAATGCCGGTACTGTCCGGATGAAGTGCTTGCAGGTATTGAAACAGTAAAACAGAGGAATGCCGTTCTCATCGAATTTCAGCCGATGATGTATCTGCATCTTCCCCTGCATTCTGTCATTTTCGCCTTTTTCAAAGTAAACCCGCTGCCGCTCGAAAAGAGCTCCGACCGATTCCGTTCCCTGGCTTCCCCATATTGCAGGATCTCCTACTCTGTGGATCGTCCGGTTCTTCAGGTTCGGATCCGTGCTCTCGATCTCTTTGACCTTGATCGCCACCTCTGTAGGCTCCATTTTGACACCTTCATTCGGCGTACCGGTGCAGCCGTAATACTCCCGTATTCGATAAAGCCGCCTGTCCTCGTCGACCGCGTACCATCCTACAGAAAACGGTTTCGCATATCCCCAGTCCATCGAACACCATATCGACCACTCCTGCGGGATCTTGAATGGCTTGATGACATGAGTATGAAGCCGGTCATCATAATGCTCGTGATCGTTCACCCATTCGAGGAAGACCTGTCCGGAGAATGTATCCCAATTTCCGTAAAGCAATGCTTCCTTCTCTGCTCTCGGAAGAGCAGCCAATGATGCAATGTATTCCGGATTGTTCTCCAAAAGAGCAGGATTATCAAAGACCGTCGATGGAACAAATACCCGTGATCGTTTTACTATGTGAGTCTTTCCCGCCTTGTCTATGTAATCCTGCTCGTCCGTAATGGTTTGCATTGGAGCCGCTGCCGTAATGAACCGCTCCTTTACCCATCCGTGACCGATTCCACCTGGGTTCGCCGTCGCCCGTATGTAACAGATCGTGCCTGGACCATTCGGTCTGCATCTCGAAAACATGTACATATACTCTTCCAGTGTAAAATGTGTCAGCTCGTCAAATGCAATGTAGTCGAATGCCTGTCCCTGATATTTCAAACGGTCCTTCGTGTACTGCATCGATCCGAATCTGATTTTCGCTCCCGAAGGAAACTTCCAGGTATGCGTCGTCTCCGAATATCGCGCTTTCGGAAACGCCTTCGTGTAATACTTCTCCGATTTCTCTATGAGCTCGGCTAACTGCGGATATGTCTTCCGCAGGATCAGTGCCTTGTAATGCGGGATGTGTACCTGCCGCAGTGCCTCTATCACCAGTGCGTCGCTCTTCCCGCCACCGGCAGCTCCACCATAAAGTGCTTCAAATTCCTTCCGCTCCATGAATGCCGCCTGTTTTGGCTGTGGTTCCCATATGACATTCATTGCTTTATCCTCTTTTGTATCACCTTATCCGCTGCCGGTTCTTCTTTCGAAATCGGCTTGTTTTCCGGTTTCTGCCAATTCATCCCATATCTCTTCAGGATGGTTTCAAAATCCTCGATATCATGCGGATTCACGAATAATTTGCCATCATTCTCGCCTATGTGCCTGAGCTCATGCTCCATTAGGATCTTCATTTGGTCTTCAGTGAATCCCGCTGCATTCTCCGTGTATATCGTGATCGTGAAGTCCGCAGGAATCGCCCATTTGTACTTGTCAGGAACCTTTTCGCACTCCCCGAAAATCGTCTTTCCCTTGCTTTTCTTCTCTTTGTCGGATTCCAGGAAGATGACCGTCACGTCTTCGATGTATGAAAGATCCGGATTTGATTCGATAACGGTCCTTGCAAGCGATTTCAATTCCGCTGATTCCTTACGCTGTTCCAATTTCACGCTCCTTCAGGATGATCACGCCCGCTTCGCTGTTATCTTCAACGCCTTGAATGTCTCCCCATTCGTCTTTCATCCTGTGTTTCAGCCAGTTTTCCATTGCTCTCGGATCTCCAGGAACATGTACTTCCTTGACCTCTTCGTCCGTCAGTATTTTCTCGAATGTGCCATCAAAACGACGCCGGTAATGATACTTTTTCCTTGATGTCACTACCGTGTATCCCGTCGCCCTGCGCTTATATGCGCCGACCATCTCCACCTGATCGACATACTCTTTCGTCTTCCGAAGCAATTCTTTCAGCTCCGGATACTTTTTCTGATATGTGTAAAGCGAATCTTCGGATACCCGAAGTTTCTTCGCCACTTCTTTATTTGTCAGTCCGTCACGCAGCCACGCTTCCACCTCGTCAAGTCTCGGCTTTACGTGGGTGTCGTACTTGTTCCTTCTTGGCATTTTGTTTCACCGCAGACGTCAGGCCTCTGTGTGTCCGACGATATGTAAAGTCTATCGTCCCTTTTCTCGACCTTGACATTCTTTCCGATTTTCGGAACCTCAATGTCAAAATCTCCAAACTTCTCTACTACCGCTGCAAGGATCGCATTCAAAAGTGCTTGTAATTCTCCCGCGCCCTTCTGTATTTCACTGCTTAATTGCCGAAGCTTCATGTTTTTCTTTTCGATCATCCGGCAATATCTCTTGATTCCCTTACCACGCATGGCTTTCGGTCTTCTTTTGTGCATAAACTCTCCTTCCTGTATGGAAAAGGACAGCCGTTTCCGACTGCCCTTTCCTTTGGGGGATCTTTCACAATATCATCTTAGCACAAAAAATGGCTCATTTTGGCCCATCTTTAGATTAGCATTGTTTTTTATAATTAAATCGTGCGCGCATCCGTCTCGGAAAACTCGGAAAACATCATATCGACAACACTGTATCGTAAAACATTTTCAATGCCGCACCATGTATCCGTTTTATTTGGCTTCTGCTGTAATGCATCCGCTGCCCTGTCTTCCATATCGGCAGTCCTTCAACATAGATCGAATACAGGATTTTTACATATGCCGGTTTCTGCAATGACAGGATTTCTCCGACGATCCGCTGCCGCGTCTCCTCATACTTGTCGATCTGCTCTGACAATTTGGATTCGAGCATTGCCAGTTTCACGACGCCGTTTTCCAGTGCGTCCCCGGTCGAGTATTGCACTCTCGCCGCAGTGTACTTCGGTCCGGTCGGAGATTCGACTTTTGACCGGATCCGCAAGAGCTCCGATTCCATCACGCTTATGGCAGTCTCCATCTGCTTTATCTGCCTCAGATATTGCTTCGCCGTCATTTTCAATCCTCCGCGTATGTGTAATAACCGCCTGATGATCCCGCAGGGATCCAAACAAGTTTTCCTTTCGATTTGATCCGACGCCGCTCATAGTATTCCTTCAGCGTCTTTACCGGTTTCTCTTCTTCTACTTCCGCTACCATCGGCACGGAGATCACCCGCTGCTTTCGGTTCTTCTTCCGAACCGCTTCCGCAAACGTCATCCCCTCGTTAAGATGTTCCCTGATTGTCCGCTCCGCAATGTTGAATTTCTTCGACATCAATTTGATCATTTCAACTTCTTCTTTTGAACGCATCTTTTTCTCCTCATCATGTATGATTGATATGGTGTCCCCGTATAGGGATTGAATTCATTTACCATCGTCGATTTTATGATCTCAAACTCCACCGTATCCTTCGGTTCGTCTCTCCAACACCGGCGAGGCACCCGCTCGATCTTCGGTTTCGGCACGATCAGGTTTCTACTCCTCGAATAAGAGCACCCTTCGTTCTCTTCTTTCGTCTCTTTCTTTTGCAGGTACTCGGCAATCCCTTCGTACTGCCCGTCTTCATATAACGGCACTATGTTCCTGTGACCGTGTCTCCAAAGCTCCGTCACAAGTTTCACCGTATTCACTTCTTTGGTTATGTTCTCCAGGATCAAATGATGATGACAGGCACCTCTTTCGCCTCTCTCCGTCACGGCGATCCACTTGAACGGTATTCCGGCCTTCTGGAATTCCTTCCGCATCTCTTTCAGGAATACCCGAAGGACCTTCTTCGCTTCCTTCATGCCCTCCGGTCTTTTGTCTTTTTCGTATGACAGTGTAAGATGAAAACCGCCTTCAAAGTTTGCCGCAATGATCCGCTGCAGGTTCCGGATCCTGTTCTTCACGTTCTGTGCCGCCTGTGCGTCTCCGGTCTTTTTCTCTCTTTTACTCCGCTTCTCTTTTGGGCATTCCTTTTTCGTCGGATAATATCGATATACCTCCCTGAATTCACCATACTCGTATGTCTTTATGCAATACACGATTCATCCCCCATCCTGTATCTAAGTTTAATATCCTAATCGAGCCTGAAACGCCCTTCGTCGGCGTCTGCTTCGATGATGTTTTCCTATTGGTATGGGCAGAGATTTCTCCCTGCCCGCATGCCGCCTTCGGCAATTGTTCTTATTTAAAAGGAAGCTCTGCTTCATTCACATCGTCCGGAATAGTCAGAAAGCCATTTTCATCCTCTGCCGGTTTCGTCTGGAAACCATTGCCCTGGTTCTTTGATTCCGCAAACTCTTGTTCTTCGATCTCCACATTTGTCGTGTAGACCTTCTTGCCGTCTCGATCAATATAGGAACCGGTCCGGATATGACCTGTCACGATGATCTTCAGTCCCTGTTTCAGATACTTCTCTGCAAACTGAGCTCCGCGGCCAAATGCGACGCACTGGATGAAATCCGCTGCCGGTTCTCCTTCTTTCTTTGACCGCCTGTCAACCGCAAGAGTATATCTTGCAATGCATAACGGTTCCGCATCATTCGTGTAGCTCACATACGGATCTTTCGTCAGTCTTCCGCATAAGATTACTTTGTTCATGTTGCACCTCAATATGGATTGCACGTCGTATCGCGCATGGCTGCGTCTCCAAACCTTTTCGCCAGGTCAGCAGCCGCATTCCCGATCATTCTCTGCAGGTCTCTGATCTCATTGTGGAGTTTTAATAAATCAATGCTATAATGCCTCTGCTGATCTTCTTTTTCCCTGGCTTTCCAGAAATCCGCCATTTGCCGGTCTACTTCCTCTCTGATTGCCGCCTCGTACTTCTTCTTGCTGATGATCATTTTTTTCTCCTTTCTCATCGTCTTATGCTTTTGTAGTAAGCGTTTCCTTCCGTTCTACGTCAACCTTTGCGGCCTTTTCATTCCATTTTAATTTGATGCTGATCTCCGGAGTAATTGATACTGTTACCGATCGAATGTCGCCCTCAACAATTGCCGGAATCAATTCCTTTGCAACCGGAATCACTCTGCATCCAATCCTTTTCCCTTGTTCATCTTGGTTCAGCACATCTTCAATGGATTCCTGGCCTTCCTTCTTTGCTTGCTCCTTCCGCCTGAAAGTATGAGCGTTCAAGCAATCACAGTTCATTGCCGCCGCATATGAGGCTTCCTCTTCAGACGCCGTTTCCGGCACTTGAACCATTACCTCCTGCCCGCAAAACGGACATGCCCCTGTTTCTTTCATGAAATAATCCTCCTCATAAAATAATTTTGTTCATTTTGTTTTATTCCCCATTATTCCTAAAAATTACAACCATTGTTGGGAATGGAGCTCTGCCCCCCCCGCTGAAATTCAACCGGCCTCTGACAAACCGTATTTCTGCTTTATTCAATATGTAATCATGAAATACATTTGTGTCTGTCCTGGCAGGAAGAACCAATACCGCAGTACATTTGGATCCCAAACATTTTTTTACCCATTTTTTTGTCTCTGCTCTTCCATATGGTGGATTACAGAACACTATTTCTCCTGTAAGATCAGCTTTCATCCCATCGTTTTCTTTTGTATAGTATTTCTCGCACTTGTGATTATTGTCATCTGCACACAAATCTACGGTAAAATGAAACTCTTCATTCAGTTTATCGAAAAAATCCTGTGGTGTCTGCCAATCGTCCTTTTTGTGCGAAAACATAACTTTCGTATTCATTCTTCTGGAAATCTAATCTTTGTCACCGCAATCGGGAACTCTTCAATTTCACTTGCCCATGCAGCTTTTACTCCCGCTCTCTCAAACGCAAGCGGAAAACCGCCTATGCCGTCAAACAGACTTGCCATTGTCGCCGGTCTGTAGTATTGTGCGGAGATCCGCTTCGCTAACCACATCCAGAACGGCAATGCAATGCTGTTTCCTAATGCCTTATAACGCGGACTGTCCGCATCCTTGTGTACCTTACCCTTGCTGTCCGTCCATTCGCCGATGTCCGTCCATCCGTCCGGGAATCCTTGCAGCCGTTCGCACTCTAAAGGCGTAAGCCGCCGTACTGTACTCATCGTTTCACCCCCCCCCATTCAGGATCGCCTGTTGGTCGTGCATGCAATTCAATGCTCCGACCATCCTGTCCATTTTCAGCTGATCCAGTTGTCCGTTTCCTATCGCCCAAACCATTTCCTGCCACCAACATATCGTTATAGGCGTCCTGTCCGTTATAGCTTCCAGGATGACCGCCCGGCGATAATGTCCCTGTCACTTCCTGCATATCATCCACCCAATAGACTACTTCTCGCTCTCTCCCCCCCCTCGCTCCACAGCCGAGGTAGTAATGTCCGTCAAGCGTGAAGGCAATGTCTCCGTTGATTCCTCGCCACATATAATAAGAACCTCGCTGCCCCCCCCATACGATGCCGATGCCGCCCGAAGCGATACCGACACTTCATCCTCTTTCCACTTGAAGAACCGCACTTCCGTGTATGTCTTCGCATTCATATATCACCGGCTCTCCGTAATGCGTCGTCGTCAATGTCGGAGATATATCCTCGTACCAAACGCATGACGATTTACCCCCCCCCTACATCAATTGCGTATATCTTCTCGTCCATCTCTCTCAAGCACTATGGCCGTGTAGTCAGTTATTCTGTCTTGATGGTCTCCTGTGATCGTTGGCGTCACCCCCCCCACCACCGTTTCCGCGGGCATCGTACACCACCACTATCGGCGTCCTGCCTTCTGTGTTGTCATAGGCATTCAATGTGTCCGCCACTTCCGTTCTCTCCCATCCTTGATACCCCCCGGCAAATCGGATGAGCAGTCTTGCGGAATGCTATACGATCACCGTGTTGTTCGAGTGATTGTTGTTCGATGCTCTCGCTTGCAGGGATCCATTCGTCTCGCATAACTCTCCATTCCAAAGGTCAGCCGCCTTGCAGCACTTTAGGTCCGGTTCCTGTCGTACCCCCCCCCGCAGTAACGGCACAGGCCGTGTCCCCGGTCATCTTGGTGTTATATATGTCAACCGCGACCGCATGCTGTTCGACCGTGTTCAAGGTGTAGCTCGTCTCTCCGATCCGAAAGCCACCCCCCCTATGCGATTCTCTCGTGCCGTTTCCTTCGAGGATAGCCACACCGCCCTGATACCCCGCCGGATTGCCGCCGTTCTCGTCAAGCGTACGTCCGACGTCTGTCTTTCTTATGCCGTTCTTCGGATTGTCACTCATCATCCCCTCTGAATTGAAACTGCCAATGCTGTATGGCTGCTTCTCCACGGAGATCAGCGTCTGATCCTGGACGACCGAAAGAGTGCCGCTCTTGTCATTCTGCACCAATGCGCCCTTCCCGGCTTTCTTCCCAAAGCGGTCTACTTCACACCCCCCCTCACTTTCAGAGTGTAATTCTCCGCTTCCATTGGTGCTTCCTGATGCCCTTCCGACTGTCGCTCCAATGCTTCCCGGAGCTCCTTCGGCAATTCCTTTCCCCGCCTGTTCGCTCTGTTCAATATCCCCTGACAGGCCTTTGCGCTCAAACAGTATTTCTGGGGCGGATTGTCCTGCAAAATCTGCGACAAGCGCGATACGACGGCGTCTCTGGGGGACTCCCCAAAACTGTGCGTCATGTATGCGCCAGGCAATGGACCACCCATCTCCCAATATGCAGCCGGACGTCGTCCACTTCTGCCCCCCCTCAAGTCGAGGAATAACGGCAGACGGATCTGCGACTCTCGCGGTCTCTTCGAGGACGATTCGGAAGTCCTCTCCTTTCGGCTCTCCGCTTGACAATGCTCCGGGGACGTTTTCCCAGACCATAAAC